CCCTCTCCCAACCTTTCCGCTTGTTATTGCTGTAGTACCAACAGTTAAGCCTGTCGCAATAGTGAATGTTCTATTCGCGCTTAAGTCTTGCGTTGTGCCGTTGATCGTGAGCGTTCGCGTTTCGGGAACTGGAGTGTAACCTAAAGCCGTTGCAACTGTCTTGTTTTTCCAAAGGCTTGTTGAACTTTCATAAGTCAAGACGTTGTTGTTTAGAGGAGTGTCAATATACACGTTGTGCAATTCATCCAACTCCCACCCATTCATAACTTTCACATAAATCTTTCCGTGAATAGCGTGAGCGTATTCAACGTAACCGATAACAACGATGTGCCCTGTCGCTCCTGTTGGCTTGACGTTCGTAATTGCTCCTGCCGTTGTTGGTGACAAATAAAGAACATCTCCATCTACCCACGTTTCGCCTTGCAGACTTCCTGTTGTGTTAATCTCCTCAAGATTTCCAACAGTCATTATAAAGCCTTCTTGATTCGTTGCTATCGTCTCAGTAACTACACCAATCGTATCTGCGCTATTTGTATCGTTGTTCGCTTGTGCTAACGCTACCGCTAAACGCTGACCTTGCGCACCGCTGATTCTTACCGCTTGATAAGCAGCCTTTGTAAGCGTTGTATTTGGTGTTACTTTGTTCACTACGCGAGCGACCAAATCAACCCCATTCTTTAATATAACTGAACCGCCTTTTAAAGTTGTCTCTGAACTACCTATTGTATCGTTCCATCTCGTTGTTCCAACCGCTGCCGTTCCTGTTGGTGTAGTGTCTAAAGACAATTGCCCTGCCTTTAATTCGTATTCGCCTAAATTAACGTTGCCTGTTGCGCCTGTATAAGGAACTTTGTTTGTCTCTAAATCAGTAACGTCTGTCTGTAGTGCTGTCACATCAGTCTGAAGCGCTGCGATATCGTCAACGATGCTGATGATGGTAGCGCATTCAGGTAAATCTTCGCAGGTTATACCTACGTTATCAATGAGCTGATACCATCCTTTTACTCCACTGCTATTAGTACCATAGTAATAAGAGTTACCCGGTGCTTCTACGTCTCCATCTAAGCTAACGAATACCCCATTCTGATCTAAGCTCTCAATAAACTGCAATGCTCCCCATCCATCACTACCGCTATCTGTTGGTGTGTTATAGTTCCAGCTTGCAGGAATGCTGCATGCGCTCCAATCGTAATCTAAGTTAAGCTCAATGGTACCTGTAACTCCTGTAAGAGTGTGAGTGTACTGCTCAACGAATGGCTCAGAGCTGACAGGGCGCGTAAGCACCACGTCAGAGCCAAACATATTGCCCAAGTAAATCTCGTTGATTAAGTCTTGAAAGATAAGTGAGCAGTCAGTAATAGACTCAGCTTGATAGCCTGTCTTATCTTCTTTGTCTCTTGGTAGGTCACTAATGAATATTTCAAACTGAAATGAACGAGTACCAGGTGAATAGTTAATAGCGCGAGGCTTAACGTGCAGCCATGGCCACTCTGCTTCTTTCTCTAAATCGGCTTGTGAAATCTCACCATGCGTAAACCTACGCAGTTGGAAATGCCCTGCTGCGAACTGTCTAAACCTATCTACTATTACGTTGTATGTGTAGTTAATTGTGCTCATATCTTTATAGTGGAAATTAAGTTAGCTTTTGTTGCATGCTGTTAGCGTAGTCCATCGCATAGGTCAAATGGGTGAAGATTGTTGAAGCTCTTGTTTTAGTGATTGCATCAAACTTAGTTACATCTCTTTCTGCCATCTCCTCTATCACATGCCACCATTGATAAACGCTTGCTAATGTTTCACCTCTTCGGCTAACTGACTGATCTCCCTCTTCAGCCTCTCCAGCTCCTGCTCTAAATATGCGGGTGTATTGTTCACTAAATCGTTTCTGAGTGTCGAAAAAAAAAGCAGCGCAGCATTTACATTGGCTAAATTCATCTTCCTCATCTGAGGCGCATATTTAAGGTGCACATCACTATCATAATCCTCTATCTTGTACTGCATATTAATCTCAGCCGTAACCGGTCTATAGAGAATGCACATTAGCTCAGGCAGCTGATGGGGGAAGTTCTTACTAAGTTCAGATAAATCTAACCATTCGCCAAAGGTCATAGATTTAAGGTTAGGATGAAAGCCGAACTTAATTCCGTCTATATCTATAAACTGCTTAAATACCTTCTCATCATTCTTAAGACCATTAGCGTAAGCTGTCACAATTTTTTCAATTTGTGTGACATCAATCTTCCTGATGTCATCGCGCTTAAGCCCTGTGATGGCTTGAATCTGACTAACAGTATCTTCCCCTGCCGCCATAAAGTCTACATACGTGCCGAGTGTTTGATCACTGTACTTAGTGCTTATTATCTTGTCGCTCATATGTTAGTGCCGTCTATGGTTATGTTAATGCTTTTAATCTCAGTGCTCAGCTCTTGGCGCTCGATGTAACCTCTCTGCTTACCCTGAGTTTTAAGGTAGAAGATAACAGCTGATGTGTTAGGTGCATCCTTAATAGTTACTACCTCACCATCGTGAGTTAAGGCTTGGCGCTCTGCTCCTTCCATTAGCTTGCGTAACTGCTCCTCTGCAAAGTCAAGTGCTACATTCTTAAGTGAGTCTACTGCTGCCTTGTATTCAGGATCGTCATTCATCCAATCGTAATGTGTCTGCCTATGTATTCCGATATCCTCAGCTGACTTAGTTACGTTGCCTAAGTTCTTTGTAAGTGCCTCATACATAGCAGCTTTTTTTATGGTAAGACTTTGTAAGTTCTCCTCACTCATGCTAACTTATTCTTAAAGTGTGTTATTAACTGCTCCATCTTAGAGTCATAGTATTTAGCAAATGTAGTAAATCCCTCTGCATCAGCCTCATAACATCTAAATAAAATACCTCTTAGTCTTTGAGATGGTTTCTTAAGTGTATCTTCTAACTCTGATTTCAAGCTTTCCACAGCATCTAACTCCTCACGTCTAAAGCTCTCATCTTTAAATGCAAGATAACCGAACTGATTGGCTGTGCCAAAAAGCTCAGCTGCTTGTGCCGGTGAGAGCTCATTAGTGCCGAAGGTAAGCTTTAAAGTCTTATCTTTTCGCGTGCCTACTGATTCAAGCTGTGCTGGTATTAAGATCATAGCTTTTCTATTTCTTGTTTTACTTGTTCCCAAAATCTAAATTCACTATCCATATTTTGAAGTTGAAATGAATCGCCTCTACCGTAATCGGTAAGTGCTTGTTCTATTTCAGCTACTGCTATCACAACTAAATGTTTTACTATATCTTTCTCAAATCCTGAAACATCTTCAGACAAAGTGTGCTCTATTCTGTTATAGTACTTGCTATACAACTCTTCTGCTTTCTCTTTTGGTGTCATATTGGTAGTTTTTCGTAACTAAAATACTTCAAAAAGTTGCTCATCATAAAATGAGTGTTAGTGCTGCCACCTGGTGTATAGTCTTTAGCTAAAGCATTATCCATTGCTATGCCTGCTGCAAGTGCTTTCTTAAAGTCTTTGTGATTAGCGTAGTAATCAATAGCCATTTGTTTGTACATGATGTAGTTTTAAGATCCACAATAAAGGCAAGCCTCATCCTCTCCACCCTCACCTGCATTTAAGATGCGCTCACATTCTTTATCTACTTGTTCTTCACTCCAGTTAGGATTAAACATCTTCACTTGTGCCTTCAAAAAGTTATAGTTATTGTCACTCATTTTTAATTAATCTTTATTAGTTATAACTATTAGTGTAATTAGCTTGAAGCTTTTGCTTATTAGCTTAAGCTATTAGCTATTAACTCTATGCTTAGAGCTTAGATGCTGAGCTAAATGAGAGATAGAAGTATCCAAGCACAAAGATTTCTCTAAGTGTTGGGCTCTCATTTAAATGACTGTCTCTCTGCTTGTCGCTTGAGTGCTTCGCCATTATGAATTAGTGTCATCAGCAATGTGCACTAACCTGGTATCTATCTTTTAGAGTAATTGCCTACCCTAAGTAACCTGAGGCTTATACCTTCGCCATACCTCTGAGCTTTGTTACTATCCCGCAGTAGCTCGTTTCATTCTTTACGCTGCCGTTAATCGCTTCCGCACATAAAAAATATAGCCCCCAATGCGCATGTGTGAGACGCAAAGGAGGCGTATAACCCTTAAAACCTAAAATCTAATCTTACAGTAATTTCACACATAGCACAAATGTAAAATAGATTTATTACAATACTATAATTGTGGAAAACTATTTAGGTTGTTTAAAACGTAGCACAGTAATGTATATCCAAAAAGGCAGCCATACAAGGCCTGTAAAAGCTATGCCCACATAAGCATACCAATGGTAATTAGATAAGTGCCTCTGATGCTTGTAAACGTTCAGAGATAAGATTGTGAAATGAAGTAGGAAGCCTACTAAGTAGATAATGAATAGTGTCATATTTTTTCACGTTTAGCTCTTCGTTTTTTTATTGGTGTAGTAGTTACCTCTGTTATTGTTTCGGGAGTAATCTCTGCTTCTATTGTAGCTAAGTCTCCCTCTAACTGCTTCTCTAATTTAGTTAGCAGCTCATTCATGCAGGGAGTGCAAGATGTAAAGCTCTTACCATCTCTAATGCCAAGATATTCTCTTCGGAGTTTAAATAACTTAGCCATATCACCAGGTGCTAACCTTCCGCGCTTTCTGATTTCTCTGATGTGCTCAAGTGTTGGCATCTTCCAATCCTTCTCCTCAAGTGTTGGCCATAGCTTAGCTGGGCAGTCAGTAGCTGCATAGCTTGCTAAGTGATCCACAGGGCAGCCACATGGCTTAAAGGTTACCTCTCCAATAGTATGAGGCTTCTTGAATGGATTAATTGCATTTACAGGAGGCCCACAAGTGCCGAACTGCTTATTGTATACAGGGCACTCTTTGCACACCTTAACGCGTGCTTCAAAGTCTGTGCTATTTATCATCATATCTGTAGTGAATTACGTAGTGTTGTTTTAGCTTTCTTAATTGTACGGTAAAGATAGTTAAGAGGAATGCCAGTCTCTTTAGCTAATTCCTGATAAGAGAAATCGTCTAAGGCATAAAGAAAGAATAGCTCCCTCTCAAAGTAAGGAAGTCTACTGATAAAGATATCTAACTGCTCATTCTCTAAGCGCATGCCTACGCTCTTGTTTACGTCATCAATAATATCGTCTTTTAAATCGTTGCGTATCTTTTCGAATCTTAACCTGGTATAGTTGAATGAGCTATTACTGCATCGTGCAGAGAGTCTAATAGCATTGCTCACGTAATTGTTTAGCTTACCTCTATCGTGAATGTCTTGTAACTTATCTTTATCTGATTCCAATATCTTAAGCAGCGTATCGTGCAGAAGCTCATCGGCTAAGTCTTGGCGAGTAACAGTTGCTGCTACTCTGCGCCACTCGTTATAACACTTATTTATTTCTGAGTGATAGGTACTCATCTATAACTTGTTTGGCTTCATCGAAGCTCTTGCATGTAACTGCATGATAGCCATTGTTAATTAACTTTGCTTGCCAGTCTTTCTGAGATTGACTCATAACACCCTTAGCTGTTTTCATTTCTATTGCCAATCCAAAAAATGGGCCCTTAGCATTATAGATAAAGATGTCAGGAAAGCCTTTAACGTATCCTGTTTTCTTCATCTTAACTGCTTGCTTCATAGAAGTGCGAACACCACCAGCAGAGGCACAATAAAGTAAACGCGGATATTGTGCGTTAATGTAGTTAATAACAGCCTCTTGTATTAAGGCTTCCTCATTCTTCATGCTTCAAAATTAGACTATTAACTTAATCTAAATCAACATCTTATTCACATACTTATTCACATAGAGTTAAGCGCCATATCTTTGGCTCAAGAATTTGCTTTTGGTTTAGCAATGATTATTGATTTCTGAGAGAGCTTCACAACGGTGAGGCTCTTTTAGTTTAGATAAAAGCATACTTAGTATAATTTCTATTCAGCTCAAAGAATGCTCTCATCATTATAGCATCAGCTATATCGGGAGATATTCCTCCGGTACGCTGGCTGATAGTATCTTTTGATGTTACTCTTAGCTTACCTTCCTTATCAGGATCTACTCTCCTCACTAACTCAAGCTCTTTTACGATATCCTCCTGCCACTTGATGGGAAGAGTAATCTCATTCTTATCTATTAGCTCACCTAATCTAAAGTAACAGTCTGCTTTCAAATTCATGTACTGAGTTCCTCTCACAGCTTTACTGCCGTTCATAAATTCTCTACAGCGTAGGCTATCAACAAGGCCTCCACCCACGCCATCAGCATCTGCGAGCACGTTGCTTAGTCTAATGCCGTGTTGGTTCATTAAGCGCTGAATCTCTGCCTTAACTTCATCTTGTCTCTTCTGCCTAAGCACTACTATATCAATACAGCTAAGGCCTTTCCAAACACATATCACAGTTCTATCCTTTCCTAATCGCGCTATATCTGCTGTTATGTATCCCTCTCCTACATTCATAGGCTCTCTAAAGCATCTGATTAATTCATCATACATGTATAATCTATCTGAGCTGTTATCAAATTCCCAATCTCCCTCAAGCAAGCGCTTTCTATCTGCTTCAGGCAATCGGGTAAGGCTTGTAACGTAGCTATCAGGCAAGTGTATATTATCTCCAGGTAGAGCTTGCACGAATGCTCTGTGAGCAGGAAGGTTTTGATTTTTATAGGGTAGATAGAATTGATTATAAATCCACCCCTTAGATGGATTGCACGTGAGTAATATCTTAGGCTTTAATCCAAACTCGTTAAGCTTGTATCGGATACGTGAGCTCACAATAGAATAAGCTTTCTCAGTTATCTCAGTTGCCTCATCTATAAATACATCTGTCACTTCAAGGCCTCCTAAGTCAGTCATCATTGGATCAGATGGATAGAGAAACAAATCAGCTAAGATAATCTCACTGCCATTGCTGAACTTAATGATGTGGCTCTGCTGATTATAGATAAAATCTTCGCCTGCCTTTAGCCCTATCTCGTTGGCTACCTGAAAGAAAGTAGCCATTGTAGTCTTTTTAAGCGTGTCTAACTTAGCTCGGCCAATCAATGAGCGTGTACCTGGGTACTTTAACCTTCGTAATATCTGCCACATGCAGCCGAGCATAGTCTTTCCACCGCCTGCAGCTCCACCATAGAGGATAGTTTCTACATCACTGTCTACTGATAAGAATTTAAGTGCCTCGCTTTGTCTTGTTAGAGGCTTGAAATTGTATTCTATTTGTCTCGCCATTGTACAAAGTTAGGCACAATGTACGTACTATCAATAGGTTTAGTTACTCTCTCTAAGTTCAGTTCCATCAGGTAAGCACCCAAAGGTTTAGGAGGTCTCATCCTTTCAACGTGAAAGCCCATGTACCCTTCATCATATTCTTCTTTATAGCTTGCTGTTCTGATGTGATGCACGTAGCGCATATTAATTCTATAGCCGCCATTGTGAGCGAAGGCTAACTCTTCTACCATATCTGCGTGATGGTAAAGTTCATGCACGTGACCACTCCAAATGCAATCAGCGCCATCTATCATCACACCCATACGGTTATTTTGGATAACTCCCTTAGTAACTACTCCTCCTCCTCCTGATCCATGGTAATACTTTGTCTTGAATACAACAGCAGTAGTTTTATTTTTAGCGACTCTATGAATCCACCAACCGCCATAGCCACCCACTAAAACATTCGTGCCTGCTTCTCGGTTTAATGCACTAACAAAGCGCTCTATTAAATCAGTTTCACAGTTCTTAATAATGGCAGTCTCATGATTGCCATAGCCCACGAATACCATCAGGTGAGCGTATGGCTTAAACCAATCTATTGCAGTATTAACTAAAGCATCTAAGTAGTTAGCCACATAGGTAAGCTTGCTACAATTACTGAGGAAGAGATACC